AGAATCAAGCGATTCGAGTGTAAGCGGTGTAGCTGAAAGAGAGATTGTAATAGTCGATGGTGCTTTAGGCATTACATCATCATTTACTGGTGTTGGTGAACGAGAAATACCAGGAAACGGATCATTAACAACGAGCGCAGTTGTAAGTGGTGTAGCTGAAAGAGAAATCACCGGTATTGGCAATTTAACAATTGCTACTTCTGTATCTGGTTCGGCTGAACGAGTAATTACTGGTACTGGCGATCTAGCGACTTCAGCTTCTGTTGATGGAGCCGCAGAGAGAATCATCACTGGTTCTGGTGAATTGTCTATCGCTATAAGTGTAGATGGCACTGGAGTCAGAGAAGTTGTATCGACTGATGGCGCGCTGGGAATAACAGCTTCATTCACAGGAACAGGTGAACGTGAAGTAACAGGTAACGGTGAGCTCACTACAACAAATAGTGTCAACGGCACAGGCCTCACTGGAAAACAAGGTTCAGGCGCTGTTTCTGCTGATAATTCTAATGTATCAGGTACAGCAGAAAGAGAAATTATAGGAAGTGGTAGCCTAACTACAACTAACTCGTTTACAGGTACTGGCGAGCGCGCACTGCCAGGTACCGGTTCACTTACTTCAGATGTCGCGAGTATAGCTGGAATTGCTGAACGTGAGATCGTCTCTACAGATGGTAGCTTAGAATCAGGATCATCAACAGTAACTAGCATAGGTGAGAGAGAAACGACCGGAATTGGTTCTCTCACTACTACAGCATCTGTTGAAGGTATAGGTGAAAGAGAAGTAACTGGCACCGGCGCATTGACTATTGATTCGTCGGTTTCTGCAACTGGAATCAGAGAAGTTGTAACAGTCGATGGTGCCCTTGGAATTACTGCTTCATTCACAGGTACCGGCGAAAGAGAAATAACTGGTTCAGGTATAGTTTCGTCGACTGATTCAAGTGTAAGTGGTAGTGGTGGAAGAAGTAATGATGCTACAGGTACATTAGAATCAAGTGATTCAACACTATCTGGTGTTGCAGAAAGAGAAGTAACTGGTACTGGTAATCTTTCAACTACAGTATCAATCGCTAGTACTGGAGAAAGAGAAATCACGGCAACAGGCGCTGTTGATTCTAATTCTTCTGTTTCTGGTATAGCTGAACGCCAGATTACGACTACTAACGCTGAACTTCAAAGCACTACAAGCGAAGTATCAAGTATTGGTGGTATTACACGAGTTGGATCTGGTTCTGCCGTAGCCGACAATTCAAGTATATCTGGTACAGCTGAGCGAGAAGTAGTAAGCACATCTGTTAGTCTAGTAGCTAGTGATGCAGAAGTTATAGCTACAGTTGAAAGAGTAGTTGTAACGACTAATGGTGCTTTAGGTATTACAGCTTCGTTTACTGGTACAGGTGAAAGAGAAATTACCAGTACAGGTGCACTTTCTTCACAAAATTCTTCAATAGCTGGCATTGCTGAAAGAGAGATTACTTCTACTGGCGATATCGAATCGAATAATTCGTCTATTTCTGGTTTGGGAGCAGCAGGAAAAGTTGCGGCAGGTGCAATTGTTGCAACTGATTCAATAATATCTGGTACAGCAGAAAGAGAAATTGTCAGTATATCTGCGAATATTACTGCTGATAACAGTGAAACTTCTGGCGCTGGTATTAGAACTATCGTCACCGTAGATGGCGCACTCGGAATTACATCTTCATTTACTGGTACGGGTGAAAGAGAAATTCCTGGTACTGGTTCTATTGATAGTGATTCGGCAACAGTTTCTGGTATTGCTTCGAGAGATATTATAGGTACAGCATCTGTTGAATCTAATGATTCATCTATCAACGGCATAGCAGAAAGAGAAGTTGTAGCTGTATCTGCTTCACTTGAAATAGAAACTTCTATATTGGGTTCAGGCACAAGAGAAGTCGTATCTACTGATGGTGTATTGGGTATTACAACATCTGTAGTAGGTATCGGCGAAAGAGAAATATTAGGCACTGGATCTCTAGAAGTCGATAATTCAAATGTTTCGGGTATTGGATCTTCTGGAAAAATAGGTACCGGTTCTGTAATATCTAGTGATAGTTCAATTTTTGGTATTGCTGAAAGAGAAATTATAGCCAATGGTACAATAGTCAGCGATACGTCTTCAGCGAGCGGCGAAGGTATAAGACAAGTTAACAGTGTAGTTGGTGCTATTGGTATCACTGCATCGTTTACAGGCACTGGCGAACGAACAGTTACTGGTATCGGTTCACTTATATCTGGAAATTCAAGTTCTTCAGGTGCGGGTGCATCCGTTTCTGTATTATCTGCTACTGGTGTATCAGGAATACAAAATTCATCAGTAAGTGGTGTTGCTGAGAGAACAATTGTTTCTACAGGTAATTTGGTTGTTGATGATTCTATAGTTTCAGGAACAATTCAAAGAGAAATTGTATCAGTTAGCGGTGTATTGGGTATTACAGCATCTATAGTGGGTGTTGGTGAAAGAACTATTACTGGTAGCGGTAATCTTGTTTCTGCCGATTCGGCATTATCAGGAATTGCAAAAAGAACTATATTTACAGCAGCTGGATCGATAACATCTGAAAATTCGTCAGTCAGCGGTATTGGTGAAAGAGAAATAGTCGCGACTGGTTCTATTGTTTCTACTAGTTCATCTGTGGGAACAGGTATACGCACTATAACACTCGGATCAGCAGAACTACAAAGTAACGATAGTTCATTGAATGGTATTGCTGAGAGAACAATTGTTGGTTTTGGTACAGCAAATAGTACAAATTCAACAATCGTTGGAGTAGTTGAAAGAGAAAACACTGGTGATGGTGCTTTAATTTCAACAAATAGTATACTGTCAGGTACAGGTGTAAGACAAGTTATTGCCACCGGCCAACTAATACCCACAAGCTCAGCGATAGGTACTGGCGAAAGAGAAATACCAGGAACAGGATCATTAACAATTAGCGCATCTGTAAATGGTGTAGCTGAAAGAATTATTGTTGGTTCTGGTTCTCTTTCTTCTGATGATTCTTCAGCATTAGGTGTAGGAGCGACAGCTGAAGGAATTGGTAATTTATCGAGCAACAACTCAATTGTATCTGGTATTGGTACAAGAGTTATAACAGTTGTTGGTCAAGTTGTAAGTTCAAATAGTACAGTAGATTCAGATGTAATTAGGCAAGTTAATGTAACTGGTAATATAATAGCAACTGATTCAAATCTGTCATCTATTGCAGAAAGAGTCATTGTTTCTAACGGTTCGTTTGTTGCTCTCGATAGTACTATCAGTGGCACAGGCGAAAGAACAATTACTTCAACTATATCGTTGCAATCACAAGATAGTTCTGCAAATGGTGAGGGTCTGGGGGCCCGCACTATCTTTGGCTCTCTTATCTCTGATGATTCTTCAGTTTCTGCAGTAGTTGAAAGAGAAGTTAAATTCACAGCTGGTGTAAATGGTATTACACAATCGTTTATTGTATCTCCCGGTGAAAGAGAAATTCCGCTTGTTGATCAAACATTGCAGGGTGAAAGTGTTGTTAATGGTACTGGTTCAAGAATAATTACACAAGCCGCGGTTAATCTACCGCAAAATGATAGTTCTCTAAACGGTGTAGCAGAACGTGTGATTACAGCAGTCGGTGATTTGCCGCAATTGCCCGATAGTGTAGTCAGCGGTGCCGGTTCAAGAATAATAACATTAAAACAATCGCCACAGTCAGATGATTCTACAGCCATTGGCTCTGGAATAAGAACTGTTACAGTAGTTGATGGTCCGAAACCGCAGAGTACAGTCAACGGTTCTGGTGTACGAACAGTAGTACAAACAAATGATGGTTCATTGGTATCTGATAATTGTATTGTCACAACTCGGCCACCAGTTGAAAGAGAAATAACTCAGACTGCAGATAATATACCACAAGCTGATGATTGTATTGTCAGCGGTATAGGTGAAAGAATTATCACCGCTGAAGTCAGTATTATTGCTGGCGATTGTGTTATTACTTCGCCGATAGGCGAACGTGAAGTTAAGGTAGTCAAAGGACCGCAAGCTGAAGCTTCTGTTTCTGGCGAAGGTGTCAGAACGGTAGTTTCAACATTTACATCATTGTCTACAGTCGCGACCGTCGAAGGTATCATTGAAAGAATAGTTACACAGAAAGCTGACAATATTCCGAGAAATGATAGTAGTCTAAGTGGTATAGGCGAAAGAGAAGTTAAGAAAGTTGATGGTCCAACTGCGAATCAGTCATCTGTCAGCGGTGTGGGTTCTCGCGGTGTTATTGTTGTCGCGCATGATATACAAGGTCAAAGCACTGTTTCTGGTATTGGTCACGCAGAAATTAAACTTCTAGCAGCTAAACAACACATTGTGATTAAATTAGCTGCAGATGCGGATGGTAACGATACTCGTACAATTACAGCGATTAAACCAGACACACAGGTCATTGTTGTAAGACTAAGTGGAAATGATAAAGAAAATGATACTCGTACAATTACTGCGATTAAACCAGACACACAGGTCATTGTTGTAAGACTAAGACCAAATGTAATAGCTGAAAATGATAGAGAAATAGAAGTACAATTACCCATTAAACAAGCAAGTTAGATAAATAAAATAACGATTAACGGAGAGCACAAATGGCAGTTCCAACTACAAGAGATGATTTTAAGGAGTATTGTCTTCGCTCTCTTGGAAAACCCGTCATCGAAATCAATGTTGATGATCTTCAAGTCGAAGATCGGATAGACCAAGCTTTGCGTTTTTATTGGGATTATCACTTCGATGGAACTGAAAAAATATATTACAAGCATCTTATAGATGCAGATACTATAGCTAACAAGTATATTGATTTACCTCAAAATATTATCGGAGCTGTGAAGCTTTTTCCAATTGGTGATCCAAATACTTCATCAGGAGACATTTTTAATATTCGTTATCAGATAGCGTTGAACGATCTATACACACTAACAAATGTAGCATTGATTGATTATTACATGACGATGGAACATCTTGCACTCGTATCAGAACTTTTAGTAGGAAAACCACAAATTCGATATAATCGGCATCGAAACAGATTACATATAGATGAGACTGCTGGTGACTTATCTGAAGGTGAATATTTGTTGGTAGAAGCTTATGAACTTGTAGATCCTGCAACATATACAGATGTATGGTCTGATCGTTGGTTACAATACTATACTTCGCAACTTATCAAACGACAATGGGGTACAAACCTCACGAAATTCGAAGGACTTCAATTACCTGGTGGTGTGACATTCAACGGTAGACAAATCTACGATGAAGCACAGGCAGAAATCACCAAACTAGAAGAAGAGATGATCAGTAACTATAGTCTGCCTGTAATGGATATGATTGGTTAGCACTAGCTAATTATACTGTAAAACTAGGAATTGTACATGGCCACCAACCCATACTTTGACAATTTTACAAATAGGTCAGAGCAAGATCTGATCGAGGACTTGATCATAGAATCAATCAAGATTTATGGTCATGATATGGTATATTGTCCAAGAACAGTTGTAGCTAGAGATAATGTTTTTAATTCTGATTCTATTTCAAAGTATGAAGATTCATACACAATCGAGATGTATATCAAAAATGTAGAAGGATTTGAAGGTGAAGGTGATTTCTTATCACGCTTTAATATTCAAATTAGAGATGAAATAACTTTTACTGTTGCAAATAAAAGATTTAACGAAGCAATCGGTGATTTTGAAGGTTTAATAAGACCACAAGAAGGTGATATTTTATATTTTCCTTTGACAGAAAAAATATATGTAATTAAATTTGCAGAACACGAAGCGCCAGTGTTTTATCAAATGGGCGCATTGCAATGTTATGATTTGAGATGCGAGCAATGGGAATACTCAGGCGAAGAATTGGATACAGGTATTGCTGCCATTGATGATTATCAAGAACTTTATACTATCGTTGCTGATGCTGATGATGGTGTTACATATGATGCAAATAATAACGTAATCATAGATGCGAATACAGGTAGACCGCTGGGAGTATCAAGCACGTGGAATCCTGATGACGTATTTAATGATGGTGGTACATTCGAAACTTTGGCTGATGGATTTATTGACTTCTCAGAAGCAGATCCATTTAGCGACGACGGGCGATACTAATGTTAGGAAGAACTTTCTACCACGATACATTGAGGAAGTATGTCATACTTTTTGGCACACTCTTTAATGATATTTGGATCAATCGTCCTGATAATGCAGGTAATGTAAAGCAGTCACTGAAGGTACCACTTTCGTATGGACCAAGAGAAAAATTCTTGGCTCGTATTGATGGTATCGACAGTAACAGAGATCCACAAGAAAATCCTTTCTCAATCGTACTACCGAGAATGGGTTTCGAAATAACGGGATTCAATTATGCGCCAGAAAGAAAACTGCCTACACGTAATAATTTCGTTACTACAGTTACCGATGACAATACTAAAAAGAAACATGTCTATAATCCAGTCCCGTATGACATTAATTTTTCACTTTCTATTTTCGTAAAGAATACAACAGATGGTACTCGTATTATCGAACAGATCTTACCGTTCTTTACACCCGAATGGACATCAACAATTCAACTTGTAGATGATGCACCTATTGATATCAAACTTGATATTCCATTAGTATTAACTTCAGTCAATCAAGACGATGTGTATGAAGGCGCATTTGAAGAACGGCGCGCCTTAATTTGGCAGTTAGACTTTACAATGAAAGGTGTATTCTTTGGTCCAGTATATAAACAAGAAATAATTAATTTAGCAAACACACAAATATTTGATTCTACGTTATATGATGATATTACTTTAGCTCCTAGCGGCACTGATCCAGATTTAGATGTAGCGTCTAGGCTTATTAATCAACCTGGATTATTAGCAAACAATACGCCTACTGTATATACTAGTTTAAATGTTGAACAGGCAACAGCAATAGCAAGTATATCTGGAGGAGAAGTAACTGCAATTACGATGATAACAGATGGTGTAGGTTACAAAAATCCTACTGTAACTATTACTGGCGGTGGAGGAGCGAATGCTACAGCTACTGCGGTTGTTGATAGTTCAGATTCTATTCAAAGTATTACGGTGACAAATGGTGGTTCAGGATATACAAGTACACCTACTGTCACAATATCAGCACCTGATTTACAATCGGTATCTGCCGACCAAATAGCAGCTAACTCAAATTATGGATTTGCTACTACAATTCAAACTCCATATCCTGATCAATGAAGGATAAAAAAATGAAAGATAATGAACAATTAGATGATATTTTAGATATTAAAACGACGACAATTGTAGAAGTTGGTAATGAAGAGAAGTTGCCTACAACATATCGTCCTTCATTGCATGAAACAGACAAAGAAGTCGAAAACGATACTAAATACGTACGACAGAATTTCTATGATCTGATTGAGAAAGGTCATAGCGCCATTGACGAGCTGCTAGCAGTCGCAGATCAGTCACAACATCCACGAGCATATGAAGTACTCGCTACGATGATTAAGACAATGGGTGATATGAACAACGATTTGTTAGGCATGCATGAAAAGAAACAAAAACTCACAGGTGAGAAACCAGAAGAAAAGAAGGAAACAGTCAACAACAATCTTTTTGTGGGCTCTACGAGTGAGCTGCTTAAGTTGATGAATAAAGATGACGACTGATATACAAGATATTGAGGATTACCGTTCGTATCTCGGTAATGTAAACCTCAAACGAAAAGGCGTAACGATTGAATGGACCGAAGAGATGGTCCAAGAATTCGTGAAGTGTGCAAGAGATCCAATATATTTTGCTGAGAAGTATATTCAGATTGTACACGTTGACCACGGACTAATACCGATCGAGTGCTATGACTACCAAAAAGAAATCATCGAAAAGACCACAAACAACCGACGAGTATGCGTGGTCACAAGCCGTCAAGCGGGTAAGACAACGACTGCTGTCTGTCTTATACTTC